GAAGGGGGACCATATGAAAGTTTTAATAGTAACAGACACGCACAAGAACTGCGGGGATGAGGTTGATGTTAACTTTACGGAGCAACGACATTTCTACTCTGACGATCAGGGCAGAATGTACACCATGAATGATTTCGTAGATGTTGATTCCATTGATTACGAACTGGCGAAAGCGAGGAAGTTGATTGAATACTGGACGGTAGTGTCGAGGACGATTGAGGGGTTTAAGAAGAATGAGGTGCAAGAATGAAAATAGATATACCTGAAAAACGAAAAGTAAAAACCGAATTATATCATGATCACTTTCAAAACTTCAAGAGATATAACGTGCCTAAAGCGCAGTTAGTTATCGCTGACATTCCTTATAATTTAGGAATCAACGCTTATGCTTCTAGCACTGAATGGTATATCGACGGCGACAATAAAAACGGTGAAAGTAAAAAGGCGGGCAAGTCATTTTTCAAGACTGATGAAAAATTTAATATTGCCGAGTATATGCACTTTTGCAGCAAGCTTTTAAAACCCGAACCAAAAGAAAAAGGTAAAGCACCCGCAATGATCGTGTTCTGTAGTTTTGAACAAATGCACATGGTATCTGAATATGGGAAAAAATATGGCTTCCCCAACAGTTACCCGCTATTTTTCATTAAGAATTACAGTTCGCAAGTGTTAAAGGCGAATATGAAAATAGTCGGCGCAACAGAACACGCAGTAGTTTTATATCGTGACAAACTTCCAAAATTCAACAATGGAAGATCGGAAACGCAAAAAGGTAAAATGGTCTTTAATTGGTTTGAATGGAAACGCGACAATAAAAACACCTATCCGAAAATTCACCCAACACAAAAGCCGGTAGGATTATTAAAAGAACTGATCTCAATATTCACTGATGAGGGCGACGTTGTGATCGACCCTTGCGCAGGAAGCGGAACAACACTCAGGGCGGCTAGAGAATTATCAAGAAATAGTTTTGGCTTTGAGATTGAGCGTAAATTTTACAATGACGCTATAAACCTAATGCTTGCGCCCGAAGTCGAAGAAACTCAATTCAAGATCATTGTATAAACAGAAAGGAAAACTCATGAACAAACACAAATCCAACTGGTCAGCAATGGGATTAGAACCATCGCCCAGCGTCAAAGAAGAAGATTTCAAGAAATTCGAACACCAACTGCGGATTTTAATAGGCAAGTACGGCGCACGCGATGTATTAACGGCGGTTAGGACGCTATATGAAAAGGAGGCTCCCAATGGAAATTGTAGAAATTTATAAAGCCGCAGTAATTTGTCACAAAGCGGGATTGTGTGATGGGTACAAGGCGGGTGAAGAAATAAAACATTTACGAGATAAAGCCGACGAATTTGACCAATTAATGAAACCACACAAACCAACACCGTATCCAAATGGTTATTTTAATTGTCCAAACTGCAAAAGCACAATTGAGGACGAGGTGGCGTGGAAAAAGCTTGAACATTGTACAAGTTGCGGTCAAAAATTAGATTGGATTGAAAGCGAGGGCGAGTGATGGACCAAACATATGGAACAACCGAAAAAATTATTGATTTCATTAGAGTGTATTACATTAAAAATCTAAAGTTTCCAACTTATCAAGAAATAGCAAATGGCGTAAATTTAAAATCAAAAGCGACTGTGAATGTTCATATGCTAAAAATAGAAAAAAGAGGAAAGGTTGAATTTCACGGACAACAGTATAGATTCAATAGAGATTGGATGTTGGGAATGTATAGAGATATTTTAGAAAGCGAGGCTCCCAAATGTACCTAAACATCATACTAACCCTTCTCTTTATAGCGATAGCGTGGAATGGCTTTATATTCTCTCTGTTACTCGCAATGATGCGAAAGGAAGGAACATCGGGGAGAACGGAAATAGATGAACAGCGAGTGTACACCAAGGGAATCAATAGCAAAATGGTTAAGCTTCACGAGGAAATGTTGGGGGAATTAAAGAGATTGCGATTGGAGGCGAAGTGATGTGGACAATAAAAATGCTTGAGGAATTAAATTTGAACAAAGGGTTTTGCTCCAAATTTGAACTCGCAGACCCACCACAACCGCATAAGTCGCTTTTAAAAAGTGGGATGAAGGTTGTTTATAGAGACGGTGGCGTTAGGTACGTGTTGATTGAAACAAATTCATTACACTATTCAGGAGGAACTCACACATCCGACATTGAAAATTTCAATGACGATTTAACATCTTGTGAAGGTTTTAAAGTTTTAGACATAATGGAAATTTGGGATGGCGAAACACTTATTGCCAAGCGTACAGAAAAAACACCACAACAAATTGAGATTGATCGCATTGAAACGGAAATGCGCAAACTAGCAGATGATTTAAGAAAGGTCAAAGGTGAGTAAATGAATCAAGCAATATTAATAGGCAGACTGGTTAAAGATGTTGAACTAAAATTCGTACCCGGTAGCGGCATGGCAGTAGCCAAATTCACAATGGCGGTTGACAAAGGTTTGAACCGTGATAAGAAACAAGAATTCGAAGCCCAAGGGAAGCCAACCGCAGACTTCATCCGAATCATCGTTTGGGGCAAACGAGCGGAAAACTGCTCTCAATACCTCGCCAAAGGTAAAATGGTAGCGATACAAGGCTCAATTCAGACAGGCTCATATAAGGGGACAGACGGCGAGACAAGGTACACGACCGAGGTGTTGGCGAATAGAGTTAAATTCCTGGAATGGGGCGAGAAAAAAGAAAAGAAAGAAGATGATGATTTCAGTTTTGGGAGCAAAGGGTTTGATGACTTCCAATCCGTTGAGGATGATGATTTTGTACCATTTTGATAGGAGGTAGCATGGGATATTCGCATGGAAAAATATGGACAGATGAATTAGTTGTTTCTGAAATAAAAACCGTAATGAAGTCATTAAATATTGACCGGATGCCGTCGAGAAATGAAATGGATATGGCGACTAGAAATTCGGGTTTATCTAACAGAATTGCAAAAACAGGCGGAATGTATGAGTGGGCTGAAAAAATTGGCTTAGATGTTAAAGATAGCGAAACGAAAATAGCTACTAAGTACGAAGAGATCGCAAGAGATGAAATAGAATGCAAATTAAACTACACGGCGGAATTAACTCCAGTTATATTTCTGTATGACATTTTGGTAGAAGGTTTGACCAAAGTGGATGTAAAAGTATCGAGAGGAATCGAAAGCGGAAAAGCGTTTTATTTTACTTTTAATCTTGAATACAGATTCCCGAAATGCGATTTTTATATTCTGTACTGTGAAAATGAAAGGTGTAACAAAACACTAATTATGCCGGCGCACGTCATGAATGGCAAGAATCAAATATCTATAGGAATCAAATCGATTTATGATAAATATATCGACCGATGGGATTTAATAGAAAGCCATTTAAAAGCGATGAGTGTACTCGCTATATAAAAGGGGTGACTTATGAAAAAACGAACAACTCATCAGCAAAATTTCAGACTGATCGAATCCGAATTATATTTCTTCAAAGACACTAAAAAAGAACTAATGCACATGGAGTCCAACATCATAGAATCATCCGGACACTCTGAAACCGGCATCCGTGCAGGGGTATCCAATCCCACGGCGCAAAAGGCGGAAAAACTTCTCACAAGCAAAGAATATCTCGAAGTCAAACGCCGGATTGACGCTATAGAATATGCGCTAGGAGTTTTCGAGAGATGCCACGAACCGGCGAAGATGAGGTTGGTCGAAATGAAATACTTCGAACGCAAGTTTACAGACGAGGGCATCTTCGGCGAAATTGGAATTGACCGGTCGACGTTTTACAGGTGGAAAAGGGAGTTTGTCGAGTTGATAGCGAATAAATTGGGGTTTGTGATATAGGAGGGTAATCGGTGGGTAAATTAATCGACTACAAATTGATTTTAAACAATCCTGAAAAACGGAAAAAACTTAAACACTTGTACTGGCTGGTGTTTTGGTGGGAAGAAGAAAAAAGAAAGCGAGGGTTTTGATGAAAGAGCAATACATCAAGGTATCTGATTTTTTAAAATATTGTGCAGATTCAGCAAAAGTATCGAGAGATTTATATAACAAATGTTTAGACCAAGCGATAAAAGGACCATCTAGCAATTTGACAGCGGCGGCGTTTTTTGACCAACAAACAACAATGTATGAATATAATATTCCTAACGTGATTCAAAACATAAAGTTGATTGATTTGAAAGATGGTCTTGCTCCACTTGACACCATGCCGATTGAAGCGACAGAGTTATGCAGAAGAACTAAAAACATATTGATTAGAAATGATATAACAATGCTTAATGAGTTGATTGAAAAATATGAGTTTGAAATATTAAAACTCAGGAACATGAGTTCAACAGGGTTGCAAGAAATAAAAGTTTATCTAAAAGGAATGGGGTTAGCTTTGAAAGGAAAGGTTAAAGAATGAAAGCCATAGGCATTAGTTATCCATTCGTCGTTATGGATACTCAGGAAGGTTTTGCAATAGATCAATTTGAAAGGGAACCGGTCATTGGCGCAAGTTATGAAATCAAAGATGGCGTGTTGGTGATGACAGGCAACTCAAACGACACTGATTGTGTATCGGGAGTTTGTCCGATTAAATAGGAGGGTGTGAGATGAAAGTGTTTGATGCTTACGAATTTGGAATTTTCATTAACAATGTAAAAGAAAACATAAGGCAAATTGAAAATGGTTCACAAGTTTTTAATGGCATGATGCACAAAGACAGGGTTATAAGTGAATTACGGCAAATTGTGATGTTAATGGAAGCGCAATCGGAGTTAATGACAAAATATGTTATCGAACTCGAACGCAAAGCCAAAGCATATGATGAAAATTTGGAAAATGAATATAGGCTATTGAAAAACTTTGTTGATTACATGCCTATATCATATAGGAAGCGCAACGCAAATTGGGTGATTGTTATGCGTTTCCTCCAAAATGGAACCTCAAAAGGAGGCTCGACAAGCAGTAAAGAAAAATGCAGAATGCTTGGAATAAATCCGGATGGTTACACACTAGAAAGAGAGGGTGAATGATGAAATATGAAAGTAAATTATTTGAAACTCTATTGATGGTAGATATGTTGACTAATTCTCATAGCGCAAGAGAACGCCCAAAACAGAAGGTTTGCAAAAGAGCAAAAGGAAACAAAAGAACTTATGGTCCAAAGTGTAAACACGGTGGCTCGTGCGACGGAACAAAGAGATGTAAGTTTGCAATTTATGAAAAGTAGAAAGCGAGGTCAATCATGACTAAAGCAACAACAGAAATCAACATAGACTACTATGAGGAACTTGAAAGGTTGGCGAGAATAGGCAGAGCGACAGAAAATGCGTTTGAAAAATGTGAGGAAGTTATAGCCATTAAATATTGGTATCCGGAGGAAAGAGAAGAAAGATATGTTGATGACAGTTATTCATTTGATGCTATAGAAGATTTATTAGAATGGGTGGAGGGTGAATGATGGCTATAGGTTTTAACAAATACATGATAAAATGCATAAATTGCAATGCAATGATTGATTCAGCCCAATATTACAGAAAAAATGGATTGTGTATAGAATGTCGCAAAAAGAAAAGGCGAGAAGATGGAAAGCAAGAGAAATCGAATGAATAATTGAGCGACAAAGATGCGACTTTTTAGGGGTGCAACCATGGTATAGTAATAGCATAAGAGAATGCCATTTGGGAAACTGAGTGGCTTTTTCTATGTCCAAATCCCGTGCAAAAGCGGTGGAATTCGCAAGGCTCTGCCCTTAGCCTTTGAGTGTTAAGCACATAGGGCAAACAATTAAGGTGGTGATTGATATCTGCAAGTTAAGACTTAAAGACGTTGCACATCTGCTACCGAAAGGCTACATAACAAATCATTCCAAGGATTGGCAAATATGGCGAGGCGAGATAAAGACAGGCAATGAACACGCTCACTTTGACAGCGAAAAGGCTATGTGTCAATTCATCATAATAATATTTCAAGACAAGGAACAACCAATATCCCAACACTTCCAGGAATCAGCACATAGATTATTAAACGATCAGGAGTATGCCAAACTAAAATTGAAGCGCAAGAAAACACTAATCAAACAGATGCGCCGAAAGATGAAAGTATATAGGTACAGGTGACGGTATGAATAATAAAGATTATGAGTTAATTAGGAAGCACTCGGGGAACAAGGGCTCATCTTATTTGGCGTCAACAATTGATGAGTGTCCGTGCAGAATCGGATATATCTACGGGAAGTCATCTATTCATATATTTTATCTGAATGTAATTTTGTATTTAAGATGGTTAAAGAGAAGGACTAGAAGATGGTTTAAATCGAATGTCTACAGAGGGTGATTGTATGTGCAAGGGTTGTGTATGTCATGAGTGCATCAATAGAATAGATTGCGACAGATGCCACAGATGCAACGATGGCGACAACTCAATCAAATCATGTAGCGTCTACGATAAGCATTACCTATGGCAATGTGGCGCATGTGGTCAATATAACTACGACGCATTTTGTAATCTATGTGGGTATCCAAAGCCTGCCGATACAGCGAGGTGACTTATGTTTAGAATAGTGAAACAAAGTTATATAGATGAAATGAATCGAAGGTTAGATTATCAAACAGACTGGCGTTACTTTTATGAAAGAAAGACACATGAGTTATCTGATGAAGTGGATAAGCTAACAGCCTATTACGAGAAAGAGATAAAGAAGCTGAGAGAAGATAACGCTCAGGCGGTGAGACGTGGCGCGGAAGTTTAATGAACTGTGGAGTTTCATTATATAAAAGCAGGTGGTGGTGTGAATGAAGGATTGACTAAAAAACAGGAAATGTTTGTCCAAGGATTAATCAAGGGGTTAAGCCAAAGGCAAGCCTACAAAGCATCATACGACGCCGAGAACATGAGCGATAATTCGATAGATGTAAACGCAAGTAAACTATTAAAAAATGCTAAGGTGACGCTAAGGTATAACGAACTAAAAAGTAAGGTTATAAAACGCACAGAAGAAAAGGCCATTATAACCGCTGAGGAAATCATAAGAGAGATTGTCGGCATTGCCAAAGATGATATAAAAAACTATCTTAGTTTCGAAACGAAAGAGGTTGTTGTAGGTTTTGAAGATGATGAACCAATCAGAGAAGAAAGAATAACGGTCAATCTTAAAGATAGCAACACGATAGACACAAAGAATATATCTGAAGTATCTCTCGGTAAAGACGGCAATTTCAAATTCAAACTATACGAGAGAGACAAGGCGTTATATAAATTGGCTGAGATGTTCGGCATTAACGAACTCAATAAGGCCAAGCAGAAGTTAGCAGAGGAAAGATTCGAACACGAGAAAGAGATAGACAAGAAAAAATACTGGTGATGATATGGATAGAGTACATCAATTCAGATGTAGCAAACCGTGGAGGAAATTAAGTTATAAATTAAAAGTTGAACGTGGGGGCAAGTGCAACAGATGCGGAGAGATATTGTTAGACTTCAGCAAACTTATTGGCCATCACATAATTGAACTGAATGAAGAAAACATTGATGATGTTAGCATTACGCTCAATCCGGACAACATAGAGATCATATGTCACACATGCCACAACAAGGAACATAGACGGTTCGGCAACAAGAAGAACGTCTATATAATATACGGCAGTCCTTTATCAGGTAAGACTACACTTGTAAAAGAACTGATGAGGCATGGGGATATCGTATTAGACCTCGATAGTCTATGGCAAGCGATAACGATGCAAGACAGGTACACCAAGCCGAGCAACGTAAGGTTCAATGTGTTCAAGATGCGTGATGACTTACTGGACCAGGTGAAGAAGCGCTATGGCAATTGGTACGATGCTTATATCATCGGTGGGTATCCTGACAAGTACGAGAGAGAACGACTGGTTGATGAACTCGGTGCAGAATTAATATATGTAGAAAGTACAAAGAAAGAATGTATAGAAAGAGTCGAGTCAGATGGTAGGGGTAGGGTGTGGATTGAGTACATTGAGGATTGGTGGGAGAAATACGAGAGGCACAACCCCCCGGCCGGTTAACATTTTAGCAACGGCGCCATACTGAGAGTGGTTAGAGTTTGCACATACACCGAAGTTTTGACTTTTCATTTCTTGAATTTTGAAATCATATAAAGGCAGGTGAGACTGTGAGTAATCAAGAGTTATCGAAAGAGATCAACACATTAATAAGCTACTTCCCTGGTGCTGATGAAAACAAACTCAAAGCGCTCGAAGGGTTAATTGAACAGGCAGCCTATGAAAAGATTTATCTGAAGCGACTTAACGAACAGGCCTTAAAAAGCGGCCTTATAGAGTTTCATCCCGAAAATGCCAAGCTTCAGCGGACCCTGCCTATATCAAACGAGATTTCAAAGCATTCTGCCACTCTGACAAACATAATGGATAAGCTTATGAAGCATTTAGCCGTCAATATAGATGATGAGGATGATGATCTTGATGAATATCAATAAACTAAAAGAATTACATCCCGATTCATGGCTGATTGATTATATCCATAAGTGCAAAACAAAAGAAGAAATCATCGGCAAAGAATTGATGTTGATGCTCGATATATTAACAAGTCACTTTGATGATGAAAGCATAAAATTTGACACTACCGAATCTGATACAAGAATAAAATTCATAGAAAAAGAGTGCAAGCATTATGAAGCACCGTTCGCCGGCAAGCCTTTTATCTTAACCCTAAGACAGAAGGCTTTTATTGAGGCTTTCTATAGCTTTAAAATGTTTGACGATGAACCCAACAGGTGGGTTAGGCTATACCAGGAATACTTAATGTTAATCGGAAGGAAATGCGGCAAGACTCCTCTTGTTGCGGCCATGGATTTGGCTGAATGGTTTTGTGGAGAGATGGGGACAAAGGTCCTATGTTCTTCAAATGACTATGAACAAGCTGATCTGATGTTTCAATCAATAGATGCAATGAGAGAAGAAAGCAAGACGCTTGACAAGGTGACTCGTAGGAACATCAAAGGTATCTACTTCGGAAATAAAAAGCAAAAGCGAAGCAAGGGCAAGTTTAGCAGACAAAACAAGGGCAGCATCAGAAAAATATCAGCAAAGACCGGCGCAAAAGAAGGCAAGAACATCAAAGTCGGTTCGGTCGATGAGGTCCACGAGTTAAAAGACAACAGTTCAACGATGCCGATCAGACAAGCTTTATCCACTCAAGACGAACCAATCTATGGCGAGTTAACTACAGAAGGATTCACACGCGATGGATACCTGGATAACAGGCTTGTAGAGGCGCGCAAAGTATTAAAGGGTGAATTGCATCGACCACGCTGGCTTATATGGCTACACACGCAAGATAGCGAGGAAGAGATATGGCAAGACGAATCAACATGGGTAAAATCTAACCCCGATTTAGGCACTATTAAAAAATGGTCCTTTCTTCGAACCATGGTGGATGAAGCCAAGACAAGTTCGTCAACAAAAGCCTTTGTGCTTGCGAAAGACTTCAATTTGCCGCAATCGGCATCCAGCGCATGGCTTCAGCAGTCAGACATAATTAATTTAAGCACTTTTGACCTCAAAGAGTTCATGGGTGCTTTTTATATTGCAGGCAATGACTTTGCAGAAACAACAGACCTATGTTCATCAACTGTTTTATTGAAGAAACCAAATGATAAAAACACATATTTCCATACTCATTATTGGATCCCCGAAAGCAAACTGATCAACAGTCCTGACGGCGTTGATTATTTAGACTGGCAAAGAAACGGATGGCTCACAATAGTCGAAGGCAATTCCGTAGACAGTTCGCTTGTCGCTGATTATCACTTCCATCTATTAAAAGAGTACGATTTGAAGCCTTACATGTCCGGTTATGACAATAGATTCGCTAAAGATTACGTTAACAGGCACGTTGAGATATTCGGTGAGAAACTGACAATCAACATCCCGCAAGATTTCAAAGTTCTGAACAATCCTATGAAGATTTTAGAAGCGGATATTCGCGATGGTTATGTCAATTATCAAAACAATCCGGTTTGTAAATGGTGTCTTGAAAATACCGGGATTGTATTAGATAAATTTGGGCGAATGATGCCTACTAAAATGGAAATTACAAAACGAATAGACGGTACCGCATCCAAAATCATAGCTTATGCGGTACTCGAACAATACAAGTCAGGATTCATGGCTTTGATTAATTAAGGGGGTGAAGGATTGGGAGCGTTAGATTATATAAAAACCATATTCAAAGGCAAGGAAAGCCAATATAAAAGTTGGTTGATGGATGGTACGCCGATATTCACCAGCTTCGGCAAAGATATATATTTGAGCGACTATGTTAACAACGCAATAGACAGAATCGCAAGCGAAGTATCAAAGATTGAAATCAAAAGTATCGTCGAAAATGGGGACTTTGTAAAGACTCAGAACGACGATATCACAAGGTTGTTCAGATTCAAACCAAATCCGCTACAAACAACATCCGATTTCTTGGCAAATGTGGAATGGATAAGGCGAAAGCATCGAAACGTCTTTATTTATCCACAATATGAAATTGTGAAATTGCCAAACGGCAGAGAGTTCAAAAGATACGCAGCGTTTTATCCTCTGAAACCGGTCAACATCTCAATTGGAGAAAATAATGGTCGAGTGTGGGAAGTAAAGTTAGATTTTGAAGATGGCTCAAGTTTTACTCTACCATATGCTGATCTGATTCATTTAAAGTGGCGCAGAGGCACAAGCACAACGGTTGGCGGAGGCGACGACAAAGGTTTAGCAAATGATTACGACGTTATTCGGACCATTGAGGCACTGGATAAGACTATACAAGGCCTTCCGAAGTCCATTGAAGCAAGTTTGCAAATCAAAGGCGTGTATGCAGCTAAAACATTAGCGGATCAGGAAAAAATGAACAAAATGCGTGAGGATTTCGAAAGCCATATCACAACGAGTAAATCAGGCATGATCGCCACAGACCTTGCGGGAGAATTTACACCGGTTAGAATATCCCCACCTGAAATAAGCGACACCGCACTCAGGTTCTTAAAAGCAGTAATCCAAGAACGTTACGGCGTGAGTGCTGCAATATTAAGCGGAGATTACACAGGCGAACAGCACAGCGCGTTTTATCAGACCGCTATCGAAGATTTCATTATTCAACTGGAACAGGCCACGACCGCGTGTCTATTTACGCAAAGAGAACACGACACAGGCCATAGAATCAAAGCGTATTACAGCAAGGTTAATTATATGGACAATGGCGCAAAGATGAACCTTGCGGACTTAGCGAAGGAAACAGGACTAATGACACTCAATCAGATCGGCGAGATGTTCGGCATTGAACCGTTCGAAGCTGGAAACCGCAGACTTCAGTCGTTAAACTTTGTGAACATTGAAAATATTGACGAGTATCAGAAAAATAAAGCGGGAGTGAAGGAGGCTGAAAAAGATGGAGAATAAAGATTTGTTGAAATATTCAAGACTTGGTGGTTTCGGGGAAGCTTGCGAACTCAGGGCGCTAGAACCCACCGAAAACACAGGTTATATTATCGAAGGATATGCCATTGTTTACGAACAAAAGGTGAGTATCGGCGGTTGGTTTGATGAAATAGTAAAGCGTGGCGCACTGGACGGGGCAGACCTAACCGATGTGCCGTTATTCATTCATCACAACGGCGCCACTATTCCGCTGGCTAGAAGCAGAAAAAACAATAAAAACTCAACTTTGAAACTAACGGTTGATGATACTGGATTGCATTTTAGAGGTGAACTTGATGTTGAAAATAACTCGGATGCAAAAGCGCTTTACTCATCGGTTCAGCGTGGCGACATAACAGGAATGTCTTACTCTTTCAGAGTTTCAGAAGAAAAATGGTTAAACATCGACTTGCCAGTCCCAACAAGAGAGATTTACAAATTCAAAAGGATTGGCGAAATATCAGCGTTATGGAGTCCTGCATATGAAGGGACTAGCATAGAGGCTCGTGATAGGGAACTGGACAGTTCCGACAAAATGGCGTTGGACAACGCTAGATCATCGCTGGATAGCGGTAAAAGCGAGTTAGAAATCGAGAAACTTAAACTAAAAATTAAATTTGGAGGTACTAGATAATGAAAAAGAAATTATTGGCTTTATTGGCAAAGAAACAAGAAGCAAGATCAGCAAAAGTGGCAATGGTCGACAAATCAAACGACGTGGCAGAACTTAGAACTTTGCAAGGTGAAGTTGAAGCAATCGACGCAGAAATCAGAAGCATCGAAGCAATGATCGCGGAAATCAAAGATGAACCTGAGAATGAAAGAACTGCCGCAGTAAACTCTGAAATTCCTGGAATCGTCAAAGCAACTGCCACAGAAATCAGAACCAGTGACAACGACGACATGGAATACAGAAAAGCGTTTCAACAGTTTGTTACAAAAGGTACTGAGATTCCTGCCGAAGTAAGAGCGGACGCAAACACCTTGACAACTGATATCCCAGGAGCAATCCCTACAGTGTTGGTTGATAGAATTGTTGAAAAACTTGAATCGGTTGGAAACATCCTTCCTTTATTCACCAAAACAAGCTTTGCAAGTGGTGTTGCGATTCCTACATCTTCAGTAAAACCAGTTGCAACTTGGGTACTTGAAGGCGCAAGTTCTGACAAGCAAAAGAAAACTACTGCAAATATCACTTTTGGTAGCTTCAAACTAAGATGCGAAATCTCAATGAGCCTTGAAACTTCTGTAATGGCTTTGTCAGCATTTGAAAACGCATTCGTCAAAAATGTTGTGGATGCAATGGTCAAGAAAATTGAATCAACTGCAATTTCAAACGCAGACGGCACAACATCTCCAAAAGGAATTTTGGCAGAAGCAGTAGTTGAAGGACAAAACGTAAATGTTGCAGCAGCTGGAAAATTAACTTACTCAACTCTTACCGATGCAGAAGCAGCATTGCCACTTGCTTATGAAACCGGCGCAGTTTGGTTCATGACTAAAAAGACTTTCATGGGGTTCATTGGAATGGTTGACGATCAGAAGCAACCAATCGCAAGAGTGAACTATGGTCTTGGCGGAACTCCTGAAAGAACTCTGCTTGGTAGAAAAGTATTGTTGAATGACTACATGGCAAGCATTGCAGCAACAGTTGCCGCTGATACAGTTGTAGCGTTCATGTTCGACCCATCAGACTACGTTGTCAACACGGTTTACAACATGGGCGTACAAAGAAAGCAAGATTGGGACACTGAAGATATGCTTACTAAAGCTGTCATGATCTTGGATGGTAAAGTTATCGATAAAAACTCACTTGTTACTGTTACTAAAACATTAGCTTAGGAGGATAAACTATGGCACTTCTTGACGATGTGAAAAGGGGCATAGGTGTATTTTATTCCGAAGCCAACAAGGACGCAGACGTTCAAAGAATGATAGATGGTGCCATTGGTTATTTTGGCGGTGCGGGGTGGGATGTTTCCATCCCTACGCCATTATCCACTGAGGCCATTATATTATATTGCAAAATGGCACAATCAACGGACCCTTCACAGTTAACCAACCATCCAGTTTTGATATCTTTCATCACTCAAAACAGAATCACAGTAGAGGTGATAGCCGATGCTTAGATTCAATCCAAACACGCCGTTAAAATTCTACTACAAAGGCACAACCTACACTCCTGGACAGGGAAACGTTACATCGTGGGTTAAGATTGCCAGTGGTGATATAGACACGTTCTACTGCCAATGGAAAGGCGCCTACGGTGACGCGGTTATAACTGCTGATAATATGGGGGTTAAGGACTGGGGAACGGTTAAAACGTTTTACAATCCTGATATCTATGAAAAACTCAAAACAGTATCGGTTGTCGTGATAAAAAATGCTGATGCATCCGCTTTTGTGGATGGCGAAATCAATAAAAATAATATGAATGTCTATGAACTATGGGGCGGTGTTGATAATGTTCTTGAGCAGAATCAATACATGGAGTTTAAGGTCAGGAGGTATGAAGGCTTATGATAAAAAATTTACTTCAAACCTGCCTCGATTCTGTCCTATACGCAAAAAATATTTATGTTCATGAACAAAAGAAAAGCGGACCGGATGCAGATGAATATGTCGTGTATTCCATGAGTGGCGATACCAAAGAATCATTTGCAGACGATAAGGTCACTGTTAAAAATGCAAGTGTGACAGTCAGATATTTTTATAGAGAATCGAAGTTAGAAAACCACGCCAGTAGAACAAAAGTCAGAGAGATTGAAAACTTGATATTAGCCACCCTTGAGGCAAACGGCTTTGAATGTGTAGGACCTTTTGACAGTGGAGACGTTGACGGCATTGGTTACATGGTGACAATCTTCGAATGCGAGTATTGGCGGGTGATCTGATGAGTGTATCTATAGACATCAACAAACTGGATAGCGCAATAAGCGACATTCTCAAAGAATATGGTGACGTCGTATTCACTGCAACCGATGAAGCTTTGGCGGCCGGCGAAAAGGTTTTGATTAAGAATCTGAAAGCCGCAAGCCCAAAAGACAAAGGTGATTATAAAAAAGCTTGGAGAGGAACCGGCAAAAAGTACAAACTTAGACGGTTTGTCGGGAATACAACAACGGTCATTTCAAAAGGCAAAGCGACACCTTTAACAAATATATTGGAGTACTCAACCACAAAAGGCAAGCCATTTGTAAAGAAAACTTACGAATCCAACGTCAACGAGATTGCAAGAGCGATCGTAAACGAAATCAAGAAAGGGGTATAACCTATGAGCAATAAAGTTAAATTTGGCTTAAAGAACGTCCACTATGCAGTTATAACAGACACTGCCGGCGTTATTACGTTCGGCACACCAACAAGAATACCTGGTGCGGTCAATTTAGTTCTATCACCAAAAGGAGACAAGACAGAATTTTATGCAGATGACACGGCTTATTTTGTAACCACTGCGAACCAAGGCTACGAGGGAGATTTGGAAGTTGCTTTAATTCCTGATCAGTTTAAGATTGACGTGCTCGGGGAGAAGGCGGATGCAAACGGAGTTTTATTCGAAGATTCTGCAGCTATCCCTAAAAACATAGCCTTGATGTATGAATTTACAGGCGATGAGAAGGCTACACGCCACGTTAATTATAACGTGTCAGTGGCTAGACCAAGCATAGAGAGTTCAACTAAAGGCTCAAGCATTGAACCGGTAACAGACAAAATCTCAATCACCGCTTCGCCAGCATTAGACACAGGCTACGTAAAAGCAAAAGCACAATTGGGCGACACTGGCTACGATACATTCTACGCGTCTGTATATGCTTTTGTTCCAGTAGTTCCAGCGGGTTAGGAGTTGACTAAATGGAAAAAATACTAAACATTGACGGCAGAGACGTGAAGTTCAAGTCTACTGCCTCTTTTCTTTTACGTTACAAAATGCAATTCCAACGCGATGGACTAAAAGACCTATTAAGGTTACAAGGGGCAATTGATTTAAAAACCAAAAAGGTAGCAGATATTGAATCTCTTGATCTTGAAGTGTTTTACAACATGACATGGACGCTTGCGAAGGTTGCGAATCCGGAAATACCGCCACCTTTAGAATGGCTTGATACTTTTTCAGAGTTCCCGCTAATAGAAATCATTCCGGAAATAATCGAACTCATGATGCTTTGCTTACAATCGAGCGTTCAGAGTAAAAAAAAA